TCGTGTAGCAACCGTCAACAATAACTCAACAGTTACTGTTGTAGGTACACTTTTAGCATAACAAAATAAATAAAAGAGGGAGTGGTAGATCTTGGCAACAGTAGATAAAGATTTCAAGGTCAAAAACGGACTAGTCGTCACTAATGGCGGTAGTTTCGGAGGTGCTGTAACAGTAGGAACTCCTACTCAAGACAGCCACGCAGCAACTAAGGAATATGTAGATTCTTTAACAGGATCTATGGCTGTCGGAACTACCGCTCCTTCTTCACCAAGCAACGGTACTCAGTGGTTAGACACTCTAACAAATAGAGTTAACTTCTATTATGATGGAACTTGGTATACCCAAGCAACCATTGATGACACAAACAATCTTCCTCAGCACATTCACGATACAGCAATTGATGGAACTGGTTTTATAGTATCTCAGTTCTATGAAGGCGGAACCTTCAATAGTCCTTTGGGTGTTGGAATAGATGCTGGTGGACCAGATACAACAGAGTGGACTGTAGTATTTGACGGCGGTAGTGTAGTAGATAATTTCAATTAAAATTGATGTTATAATAAGATAAGTTCATGGGCAGACCCCATAAGGAGAGATAAATGGCAACAAGAATGCAACAGCGCAGAGGAACTGCAGCACAATGGACGGCTGCTAACCCAGTTCTCGCAGCAGGTGAAATTGGTTTTGAAACCGATACAAGTAAATTTAAAATGGGTAACGGATCCTCTACATGGTCTGCATTGGAATACTTTGCCAACGCATCTGAACTAGCAGCACTTGTAAATGGTGCTCCAGGACTTCTTGATACCCTTGACGAATTGGCACAAGCAGTAGGCGATGACCCACAGTTCTATTTAACAATTGGTCAGACAGTTACAAACCATACCAATGCTTCAACAATGGTACATGGTATTGCTGATACATCTGCTCTTGCAACTCTAACAGATGTTAATAATGCAGCAACAGGCGCTGCTTCAGATCTTTCAGATCACACATCAGCAACAACGACAGTTCATGGAATTGCCGATACTTCACTTTTGGCAACAACAGCAGATGTACAGGCAGCAGAAAGTGCAGCCTCTTCAGCACTAGGTGCACACGAAGCACTTACACAATCAGTACATGGTATTGCTGACACATCGCTTCTTGCAACAACAGCAGATGTACAGGCAGCAGAAAGTTCCGCTGCTTCAGCACTAGGTGCACACGAAGCACTTACAGAAAATGTTCACGGTATTGTAAATACAGCAGATCTAGCAACACTATCAGACCTTACAGATGCAATTTCTGGTGCTACGGTAGACCAGTCTGCATTAGCAGGAGAAGGCATTGATTGGAATGCTTTAACAGAGCAGTTTGATATTGATTCAACAGTTGCAACAAAGACATATGCAGATAATGCAGTCACAGATCATAACACAGAAACAGAAAATGTTCATGGTATTGCAAATACAGCACTTCTTGCAACTACAGCGAATGTAGCAACTGCAAAGGGTGAAGCAATTGATGCAGCAGCAGTGGCATCTGAAAACTATACAGACGCAGCAGTAGCAGCATTAACAAAGTCTTCAGTAGGGCTTGCAAATGTTGACAATACTTCAGATGCAGACAAGCCAGTTTCAACTGCTACACAAACAGCACTTGATGCAAAGGCATCATTATCTGGAGCAACATTCACAGGCTCAGTAGAAATTGATCAAAACCTAACAGTTGATGGAAACTTAACTATAAATGGTACAACATTCAGCGCTTCAGCAACATCTATTACAATTGAAGATAACATGGTCCAACTTGCTCATGAAAATGCAGCAAATACAGTAGACCTTGGTCTTGTAGTAGCATATAACGATGGATCTGCAAAGCATGCAGGTATTGTAAGAGATGTTTCTGATGCTAAGTGGAAACTGTTTAAGGGAGTTGCAACAGAGCCAACTACAACTGTAGCATTTGGCGAAGGATCGCTAGATGATTTAGCAGTAGGAGCGCTAGAAGTAACAACTGTAACAGCATCCTCTGGAGTCGTATTCTCAGATGGCACACAAACAAAAGAAGGCGTTCCATCACGAACACCAATTTCTCAAAAGACAGCATCTTATACTCTTTCTTCACTTTCTGAAAGAGATACATTGATTGAGTTTGATTCGACATCAGCAGTAACTATTTCAATTCCAACAGATGCACAAGTAGATTATCCAATTGGAACAACCCTAGATATTCTTCAAACAAATACAGGGCAAGTAACAGTTGCAGCAGGAACTCCTGCTACTACAACCGTTAACGCAACTCCTGGACTAAAGTTGAGAACAAGATGGTCCTCCGCTACCCTCCTAAAGAGAGCAGCAAACACTTGGGTCGTTTATGGCGATCTAACAGCGTAGTAAAAATTTAATAAAAACTAGGAGATAAAATGGCAGCAGGTAAGAAGACAGGTAGAAAGTCCCAGGCATCAAATGACTTTTTGGAGCCATTAACACCAACCATTACTGGTGCGACAGATGTTGGAACAGGTCGTGCATATAACAATGGAGCGGTTGATGTTTCATTCACACTACCTGCGCTTTCTCCAGCAGCAACATCTTATACTGTAACATCATCACCTGGTGGATTTGTTGGAACAGGAGCATCGTCTCCAGTTAGAGTAACAGGTTTAGCATCTAATACTGCTTATACATTTACAATGACAGCAACAAATGCTGCAGGAACTTCTGCTGCATCTTCAGCATCTTCTTCAGTAACTGCAACAACAGTTCCAGCAACACCTTCAGCGCCAAGCGCAACTGCAGGAGTAGACAAGGACACAGTTTCTTGGACTGCCCCAGCAAATGGTGGAAAAGCAATAACTGGATATACCTGGGCATCTTCAGATGGAAAGGGTGGATCAACCGCTTCAACATCTGTAGAAGTTTCACAAGAAGCAAACACAGCACAAACATATACTGTTTATGCAACTAATGCTAATGGAAACTCAGGAACTTCTGCATCATCAAATAGCGTAACAACTATTGCTCCGTTCTTCCCGCCATTCTTCCCACCGTTCTTCCCATTCTTCCCCCCATTTTTCCCACCATTCTTCCCGTTCTTCCCACCGTTCTTCCCATTCTTCCCGTTCTTCCCATTCTTCCCACCATTCTTCCCATTCTTCCCGTTCTTCCCACCGTTCTTCCCATTCTTCCCGTTCTTCCCATTCTTCCCACCGTTCTTCCCATTTTTCCCGTTCTTCCCACCGTTCTTCCCACCAACATTTACTAGCGGAGGCTGCTCAGGATGCGCCAGATCATATTGCTGGCAAGCATGTCCATCATGTTGCGGAAGTTGTGGATGTTAATAAACATGATATACTTTAACAAAAGGAGATTTATACAATGTATGCAATATTAGTAAAAGATACTGGCGATACCTACGATGTAATCGCAGCACTTAGAACCACTGAAGAGATAAGAGTTGATCTTGATTTAGAGTGGGATAAAAATCTTCCTATAGTTGGTATGGACATTAACAATCATAAAGAAACAGCAACTAAGGGCGCTAACTGGGATGGCACATCTTTTGATGGAACTGCAAATGAAGGATTTTTTGCATTATCACAAGAAGAAAAAGATGCACATAGACAGTATGCATTTTTATGTGATAATAAAATAATTCATAGAATAAGCGCAGAAACTGGTAGTGAAAGGGCAGCACTATACGATGCTGCATTTGCTGGAGAAGTTATATTGGTAAAATGTGTTTTTGCTGTTAATGGAACAAAGGTTGTATACAACAAAACAACCAGAGAAATAACAGCAGCCTAACAATTTTTATAATTTTTTCTATGATATAATATAGTTATATTTAAAACAAAGGAACTATATGGCAATTTATGATGAAAATGAAACTCCCTGGTTTACCAAGGATAGATCAGAGACAGCAACAAACAGATATCCTTCAAAAACTATAGGTAACAACATCTTAGTTGAAAATCCAGCACTTGGAATAAACCTATATAGAAATACATTTTCAAAAGAAGATTCTGAAAGATATATAAAAATTCTTGAGTCAAATTTGGGCGGTAATGGAAAATATAAATGGTCAGAAGCAAAAGTAACAAATTCTGATGTTCCAATTAAAAAGGCTAGAGATGCTGTAGATTTTAGATTTAAGCAAGAAAACTTAGGCCCACGAGATGAGCATAACGCAGAACTTCTTGATCTTCACGAAGAAATTTATCAAAAGTTAAAATTTTGTGTTGATGATTATGCACGGTATTGGGGAATAAATGTAATATATTATGAAGCATTTAACTTTGTAAAGTATGAAGGAGAAGGAACACATTTTAATATACATGCAGACCATGGTCCAATGTACAACTGTACAGTATCGGCTGTTGTATATATAAACGAAGACTACGAGGGTGGAGAAATTAAATTTCCAAGAATGGATAATTATACTCACACTCCAAAAGTAGGAGACATTATCCTGTGTCCATCTAACTACATCTATGAGCATGCATCTTTACCAATGAAAAAGGGAACCAAGTATTGTGTTGTCGTAATGACAGACATTAATGAACTAGGACACAAGTAGTGTCCCTGGTTGCTATATTTAGATCATTCAGACCATGGCTAGATAAAGAAAACATCTCAGTTCCAGTACCAACCCAAAAAGAAATCCCAGACTGGTATAAGGATGCAGACAGATTTGCTAAAATGCCTAATGGTGAATATTATAAAGCCCCTAAAGCAGTTTGTCCATTTCCAAAAGAGGGAACAACTGACGACTATGGGAAAATTCCCACATGGAAAGCATGTCCAGCAATTATGGATGCATTTTCAACTGGTTATCTTTTTAAAACTCCTTGTGATTTAACTTTTTATAAAAATGAACAAGGAATAATAAATGTTAAAATTGATGATGTAAGGTATAAAGATTTTTGCACACAAAGACCACCAATGCCACAATTTGAGCATCCTAAAGGATACTATCAGCATCATTTTGCTTGGAGTTCTCCATGGGGCTTAGAATTGCCAGAAGGATATAGTGCGCTGTTTATGACCCCAATGAATAGGTTTGATCTACCATTTATGAATACGACTGGGATAGTTGATTCAGATAAGGTTCATTTACTTGGGAGTTTTCCATTTTTTATTGCAGATGGTTGGGAAGGAACGCTACCAGCAGGAACCCCATATCTTCAGATACTTCCATTTAAACGAGAAAACTGGGAACATGAAGTTGAGATATTGGGACAATCAGAGATATATGGTAAAATTGTAGAGAACGCAAACTTTTATAGACAGCCAGATGGCGGGGTATATATTAAAAAAGTTTGGACAAGAAGAGAGTATAAATAGGAGACAAAATGCAAACATGGTCAAACAAAGAAGATCTTGGAAATGGAATATTCTGTTATAGGGATGTTATCAAAAAAGAATTTGATGTTATTAATAGGCTTGAGAATGTTCTAGGTTCTGTTGCTGGTTATGGAGAACTATCTCCAGAAGGCAAAAGATACCACTGGATGCCAGCATATGTAGGGTATCAGCAACTAATGCCTGACTATAGAGACTGTGTAGATTTTAAATATAAAAAAACCGATATTGAAAATGATAAAAGTGAAGACTCTATAAAACTTCAAGAGTTGTGGCAGGATGTTTATAATGCACAGGCAGCAGCAGTTGAAGACTATAGAAAAATATATAACATAATGCCATTAAAATATTGGGAAGCATTTAATTTTATTAAATATGGTCCAGGACAACACTTTATGGAGCATCACGATCATGGTTATTCATACAACTGTACGCTTTCACTGGTTGCTTATGTAAATGATGACTACGACGGTGGAGAGTTGTTCTTTAGACTGCAAGGCTTAAATATTAAGCCAAAGGCTGGAGATCTTTATGTGTTCCCATCAAACTTTATGTACCCTCATCAAGCAATGCCAGTTCATTCTGGAACTAAGTATTCAATTGTAACAATGCTAGACTATAGTAAAAAGTATCATACTCCAGACATGTATGATCCAAAGTGGGATCAAGAATAATGATAAACATATCGGTAGAAAAAATGAATGGGAACCCATTCAATATTTCTCCAATGTCAATTAAAAGGGACTGGATGGATGCTACATCAGAAAATCATGCCTATAGGTGTTTTCCAGTAACACAGGCAAATGTTGTTGGGTGGAGCATTTCATGCTCTCAAGACATATCTTTTATTTGGGATGGGATAAATGATCAAACTCAAGATCATGTAACAATTATTTCCGCTCCAGAAGGTTCATATACTGGCAGAGGTCAGTCTTCTATAAGTTTTAATACTGGTTTAGTTTTTAGAACAGACAAAGATGTAAGTATTCTTACAATTAATCCAGTAAATTATTTTAGTGAAGATTTTGAAACAATGTCTAACCTAATTAGTTCTTCTTTTTATGATAACCCGCTTCCACTAGCAATTAAGGCAAAAGCAGCAAATAAAGAAATAACAATAAAGTCTGGAACGCCAATTGCCACCATAATTCCAATATCTTTGACTAATTTAAATAATACTACAATTGAAATTTTTAATTATATAGATGAGGATAGGTCAAGAACCAATGCCAATATTGCATATGGCGAAGCAGCACAGGTTATAAATTCTGGAGGGAATTGGACTGATTGGTATAGAGATGCGGTAAATGAAAAAGGTGAAAGTTTAGGGTCTCATGAAGTAAAAACCCTAAAACTTTATGTCAAGGATAATACGAACGGTGATACAATATGAATATGGATGAATATAAAGTAGTACAAAGAAAACCATCAATAACCCCTTCTGGATGGTTTGGTGATAGCAAAGATATGATTGTAGAGTTAGAAAACTTTATGACAGAAGAGGAAATAGTATTTTTAGAAAAGGCTGCAAAGTCATTAACAATTTGGGATGTTACAGAAAGCCATGTAAATGAAAATGGTACAGTTGTTTATGAAGCATCTTATTGGAAAGATAGAGTTGCTACTAGTCCAACATTAGACAAAAACAATCCAGCCATTGCCCCAGTTATTGCTGGACTATTTGAAAGACTAAAGCCAATTGTAGAAGATTTTTATAAAGTAAAAGTTATTCCAACAGGAACAACAATAGTTAGATGGCTTCCAGGTCAATTTCAAAAACCTCATGCAGATAAAGAGTTGCATGAAGGCCCAGATGCAGGGCTTCCAAATGATTTTCCAAACTATGATCTTTCTAGTTTGTTTTATTTAAATGAAGACTATGAAGGTGGCGAACTATACTTCCCACTACAAGGTGTTCAATTTAAACCAAAAAAAGGTGCTGCCTACTTTTTCCCAGGGGATAAAAACTATATTCATGGAGTAACAGAAATTAAAAGCGGTATTAGATATACATGCCCATTTTTCTGGGAGATTACAGAGCATACAGGAGATAGAAAACCATAATGTCTATAGATTTAGAAGACTTAGATGTAATTGAAATATATCCTAAAATATTTGTATATAAAAATCTTTATAAGGATATTAATTTTATATATCAGTCTTTAAAAGAGTCAGATGGAACAGAGGGATTTTTTAATCCATGGTCTAAATGGTCAGATTTTGGACAATATATTTCTCCAACATTTAAGGGATATGACTATATTCTACAACTTAGAGACGTTAATGCCCTAGAAGTAAAAACAGAAAAAGAAAAAGAACATAAAGATATTCTATTAGAAATACTAAATAATTTTTATATAGCAACAAAAGACTATATTAAAAAAAACAATGTTGATTTTGATGAAAATAGAATTGTTCCAAATATTAAAGATAAAAGCGGGAATCCAATAAAAGAGTGGGTATTTTCTGGACCATCTATCGCAAGGTATCGAACAGACATTACTGATCCAGTAGCAATGACATACCATACAGACTATATAAGAGAACCAATAGTAAGTCCAGGACACAAGTTTGCAATTACTGCTCTAACATATTTTAATGATGATTATGAAGACGGAGAAATTGATTTTGTTGTAAATGGCGAGGCTTATATGTATAAGCCAGAGGCTGGAGATCTTATTGTTTTCCCATCTGGACACCCAGACTTCTTAATGTCCGAAAATCACATATATCTCCATGGTGTTATGCCAGCAAGAAATAACGCAAAATATCTATCAAGAATGTACTGGACAAAGTACTCTGTGGGTGATCCAGAATGGTTTGAAAATGAAGAAAAATTTGGTAAAGAAAAGTGGTATGATATGCAGCATGAGATTATGCAAAAATTTAGAGAAGACAATCCCAACAAGTTTAGTACCGAAAAAGAAAGAAGGATAAAGTGAACCTAGAGAATAAAAACAGAATAACTAAAGATATTGTTGTTTATGAGAACTTTATTGATGCAGAAACTTCTGCAAAACTTATAAAGGTTTTAGATAAGCATGCCGAACTGGGCACGATTAACTGGATGCCAATCTCTTTTTATGAATCATATTCGTCTGTATTGCCACAGGACAATGACGAGCATGTTGTTAATGAGGGATTGCCAAGTGATATTTTTTCACAAATGAAAAATGGTATTATTGAAGCAGTTGCAAGCGTTCATGACCTTGATCCTAAAATAATTTCTCAAATTGGATACCACACGCAAAAATGGGAGCCAGGAGCATATGCAAGAAAGCACTCTGATAATACGGATGAGCACGGACATTCTGGTGCTTTTACTAGAAGTAGATATGCTGCATTTTTATATTTAAATGATAATTTTGAGGGCGGACTATTGCAATTCCCAGACCAAGATATAACAATTGAGCCTAAAGTTGGAATGCTTGCTGCATTTGACGGGGGATTTAATAATATGCACGAAGTAACCCTTATAACAAAAGGAGTAAGATACACTATTGGATCTTTCTGGGATGATCGTGAAGAAGATGCATACCCACAAGAACTAAGAGATGCTTGGGCAGCAGAAATGAAGGAAACTAGAGCCAAGCAAGAAATTGAAAGAGCGGAATGGCAAGAGTTGCTAAAACAAGGTTGGAAACTTGATGCTGACGGAAATAAGTATAAAGTTGAGGAACTATAGATGGAAGTATTTTTAAAAAAAGAATTTGAAGATGCTGGTTATGATGTTGAGGTTTTTCATGAACATGTTTTGTTTGTAAAAGACTTCTTGAAACCAGAAGAACTTGATACTCTTTTAAAAATAATCGAAACTACTCCCAATGAAGATTGGTCAATAGAGTATACAAAGAATCTTGCTAGATTTTGTATGGAAAAGTTTGGAAGAGATGATGTAGAAAACCTTGTTGCAGAAGGAAAGTTTGAAATTACCCAGGGATGGGAAGACAAAAACTTAAACATTACAACTGAGCAAATAAGTATAACTCTTCAGGGAAGGCTAGGAAGACTTTTAGAATTGGCAGATCCGTCTCTAGAACTTGCTGGGTTTGGAACTCTTCAAAGGATGCAGCCTGGGGTTGAATTAAAGTCTCATACAGATCAGCACACAGATCCGTCAATTAAATATGCTGCTATACTATATATTAATGACGACTATAAGGATGGAACTTTATTCTTTAAAAATAAAGAAAATTCAGACTTAAGGCCAAAACCAGGAACCTTGCTCATTTTTCCAGGTAACGAAGAATATGAGCATGGCGTAAGGCATGTAGGAGAAGGTCCTATAAGATATGTTACAGTAGGCTTTATGAAGGTAACAGGGTTTTATGATCAAAATAAGTACTAAGGAGATATGATATGGAAAGAGAAATACTAGAGGAAAAGGTTTACTATTACACAAATGTAATTGAAGACCCCAAGAAACTTGTTGACGCAATTGAAAATGACAATAAGGATCCCTGGGGCGAGTGGATGGCATGCAGCGGTCAGCATTACGTTTATGGAACAGACAAGACAATTGCACTAACATCAGACTCTGACGAAAAAAACAAATACATTTATGATACTTTAAAGAATGCGTTTGATGTAGTTGCAAGAGACTACGCTAAGGCACAAGGTATTACAGAAGAACCAAAACTATTTCCACAGTATCCAATCAAGAAGTATCAGCCAGGAACATTTATGGGCGCTCACTTTGATCAACAAGAGGGTGACGAAAGACTAAAAGTTTCTTTTGTTATGTATCTTAATGATGATTATGAGGGCGGAGAGATTTCTTTTACTATCGCCTCTCCAGAGGGAGTTTTGAGTCAGCCTAGCCCAGAGCCAGATTTTGCAGATGCCGAAGGCCACGGAGCATATAATTTTTATGTTAAGCCTAAAGCAGGAAGTATTATTGTGTTCCCACCATCTCCACCATATCATCACACCGCCCACTTGGTTAAGAGTGGCGAAAAGATTATGGTTCCTCAACACTGGATTCATTAATATTGAAAACAGCAATTGTTACTGGAGCAAGCAAGGGTGTAGGCTATGCAACTGTAAAACTTTTATCTGAAAGCGGATATAAGGTTATTGCGGTTTCAAGAGATTTGTCTAAAGTATCAGAACTAGTTTCTGATAATGTAGAGGTTTATAGGTTAGATATTACAAGTTCGGAAGAAATTAAAAAGTTTTACGAAAAATACAAAGAAATAACTTTAGATCTGCTAGTTAATAATGCTGGTGGTGGTGCTGGACCAACAAGCATAATTAACGAAACAATGGATAATTTTAGAAGGGCCTACGACATCAATGTTTCTGGTCCAATGTATTTATCACAACTTTTTGTTCCTTGTATGAAGAAGTCAGGCTCTCCAACTATAATTTTTATAAGTTCTTTAGGTGGCAAATACGCATATAGATCTGGTGGTAACTACACCAATGCAAAAAGAGGTATGATGGCATTGGTAGACACAATGAGACTAGAGTTTCCAGAGTATGGAATTAAAGTAACAGAAATTTGTCCAGGAACAATTGACACTCAGCAAGAAAAAAGAGAAATAGCAATAACTGCAGAAGATATGGCAGAGTGTATTAGATGGGTTTCAGAACTTCCCAAGCATGTAAACATAAACCATATTGAGTTAAACCATATTCTTAGTGGCAAATAATTTACAACTATAAACTTTAACTTTAGGGGTAGAGTTTTACTTTTTGCAAAACTCTGCTATAATTAACACTTATTCCGTTTTTGAAAGGACGATTAAATATTATGTCAGATTTTTTTAGTTTTAGGCTTCCAGAAGATTTTATAGAAAAGTATAAGGGTGCAGAAAGTCCATTTGGATTTAAAGATGCAGCAGAAAACTCACTTGGAGAAATTACCTTTATTCGTACTTATTCTAGAATGAAAGAAGACGGAACTAAAGAGCGCTGGCACGAAGTTTGCCGTCGTGTAATCGAAGGTATGTATTCAGTACAGAAGAATCATGCAAAAGAAAACCGTTTGCCATGGAATGATTATAAGGCTCAAAAGTCTGCACAAGAAGCATTTGATAGAATGTTCAATTTGAAATGGACTCCGCCAGGACGAGGCATGTGGGCATTTGGAACTCCAATGACTATGGAGAAAAAGAACTCAGCAGCACTACAAAACTGTGCAATGGTATCTACTAAAGATCTTGATAAGAATGACCCAGGATCACTATTTGCTTGGGTTATGGATGCGCTGATGCTTGGTATTGGTGTTGGGTTTGACACTGTTGGTCAAGAAAAGAATTTTCTTATTTATGCTCCAACAGAACCAGAACAGATATATGAAATCCCAGACACTCGTGAAGGCTGGGTAGAATCAGTGAGAGTTTTAATAAACTCATATCTAAGACCAAACCAAAACATCCAGAAGTTTAACTATGATCTGATTAGGCCCCTAGGAGCCCCTATAAAGGGCTTTGGAGGCGTTGCGTCTGGACCTGCACCTCTTATGAGGCTGCATGAGCAAATAGACCGTGTAATAGGCTCTAGGGCTGGAGAAACACTAGATTCTCGTGCCATTGTAGACCTCGTAAATTTAATAGGAACATGCGTTGTCTCTGGAAATGTGAGACGATCTGCGACACTGGCTTTAGGTAGTGCTGGAGATGAAGCGTTTATGAATTTGAAAAACTCTGAGGTTTTTCCAGAGCGCAACTCGTTTGATCCAGAAAATCCAGGGTGGGCCTGGATGTCAAATAACTCTATCTCAGCAGAGGTAGGAACAAAGTACGAAGACTATGTAGATTTAATTACAGAAAACGGAGAACCAGGTTTTATATGGCTTGACGTTGCTCGTAATTATGGACGACTGAAGGATGCGCCAGACGGTAAGGATTATCGTGTGATGGGATTCAACCCATGTGCGGAGCAGCCATTAGAATCGTACGAATTATGTACACTTGTAGAGGTGCACTTGAATCGTCATGAATCTAAGGAGGACTTCCTGCGTACCCTGAAGTTTGCATATCTTTATGGAAAGACTGTAACACTTGTTCCAACTCATTGGCAACAAACAAATGGAATCATGCAGCGCAACCGTCGCATTGGCACATCTCTTACAGGAATTGCATCGTTTGCAGATCAAAAAGGTTTGCCAACAGTTCGTGAATGGATGGATGAGGGCTATACAACTATTCGTAAATACGATCATTCATATTCTGAGTGGCTATGTGTTCGTGAATCAATTCGTGTGACAACAGTTAAGCCATCAGGCTCTGTATCAATTCTTTCTGGTGCAACTCCTGGAGTTCACTGGGGGCCTGGAGGAAACTTCTTCCTTCGTGCAGTTCGATTTGGAAATACAGATCCAATGATGCACTTGTTCAAAGCAGCAGGATACACAATTGAAGATGACGTAGTGTCAGCAAATACATCAGTGGTATATTTCCCAATCAAGTCAGGTCATCCACGATCTGAAAAGGATGTAACACTATTTGAGAAGATTGCTCTTGCTGCAACTGCTCAAAAGTATTGGTCTGACAATGGTGTTTCTGTAACATTGTCTTTTGATAAGGAAACAGAGTCAAAGCATGTTGTTCCAGCACTACACATGTATGAAGGACAACTAAAAGCAGTTTCATTCTTGCCAATGGGTAACACAGTTTATCCTCAGCAGCCGTATACTCAGATTACTGAAGAAGAGTATGAGTCATATATTGGTAAGTTAAAGCATATTGACTTTGGTGCTATTTACGATGGCGTAGATAATCTTGAGGCTCAGGGAGAATCTTATTGCACAACCGATTACTGCGAAATTAAAATAAATAAGTAGTCTTCTGTGGTAAAATAGACTTATTATGTCTAGCCCATCAAACCTCTATGCCGAAAAGGTGTTCGCCGAGCATCCAACAGGGCTGTGGGCTCTTGATGATCAAGCAGACTATATATCTCTTATTTCAGAGTCTCAAAGAAACTTATCTAACTGGACAATAATCGGCGGGACATACGAGGATTATACCCAATCAGTAGATGAGCCATTCATAGGTAGTTATGTTGGTAAAATAACAGCAACACCAACAAGCAGCGAGTCTGCCTCAATTACTGCTATAAGTAATGACATAATGAACCTTCAGGATCTTAATCAATATCTTAGAACATTTTCTGTTGGTGGTTATTTTTATTCTCAGAGTTCGTATATCGCTGGTTTTGAAATAGGCTATCAATATGAGGATACAACTAGTGGACAAATGGTAACACATTTAAAAAACTATGATACTGTTATAAATAATAGTTGGGTTTTTATATCAGAAACTTTTGATACACCTCCAGATGACACAAATTTTAGATTAGTTTTTAAAATTAATTTTATTGGAGGATCAGAAACTGAAGACGCATTTTTAGTAAATGGAATAAGCCTTGGTCAATGGTCAGAAGAATTTGCATCAACATCTTTAGGAGTTGCTGCAATTGATATACCATCAACAATTTCTATTGCTCCACAAAAAGGTGTTGTTGCAAAGTGCTACGGCCTTCAGGATCTTGACGCATACTATTTAGTTTCAGACAACATGCTTAAAGCAAAAAACTTAGGCATTCCATTTGTTTATGGAACATCAAGCCTTACAGCGTTATACCCTAACGAAACCGATCCTTCTTTGATTATTCCTGGAGCAGGATTTTTAAATGAGTCTGGAAAATTTAGAGAATATACTTTGGAAACCTGGCTTAGAGTAAATTCTTATACAAACGAAACAAAAAGAATTATTGGACCAATTGCATCTGACGACGGTATATATGTTGATGGACCGTCAATAGGACTTAAGGTTAATTCTGAATATAAAACATACTATGTTGGTGAGTGGACAAGACCAATGCTAGTTCATTTAAGAGTAGGCAAAGATGTTATTTCTCTTGTTATTAACGGACAAGAAGTTATATCGATAGACTATATTAGAGAATCTTTAATAGTTCCCAATATGCTTGATAGTAATGGTAAGGATCAGGATTGGATAGGATTTTATGCACATGAAGATGTTTATCCTATAGAGATTGACTGTGTCGGTATTTATCCATATGTAGTTGCAACTGCAATGGCAAAAAGAAGATTTGTTTTTGGTCAAGGGGTTGAAATACCAGAAAACATAAATACCTCCTATAGTGGAACATCTGTTTTTGTTGATTATGCCTTTGCAGATTACACAGCAAACTATTCATACCCCAAAATTGGTTCTTGGCAACAAGGGTTTAATGACAATACATCTATAGTAAATAAATCGTTATCTATATCGTCTGCGCCACTTCCAACAATATCTTTATCTTCAAAAACCGAAACTGAATTGCTATCAGATTGCAAACTTGCTCAAAGTTCTGATCCAATAAATTTCTTTTCATTTAGGCCTAACTCATCCTGGGACAGCGTTGCTGGATACCTTTTCTTTGAAAATTTTGATTTTATAAAAGAGCCTATATCTGCATTCTATGGTTGTTTTAGACTTCCACAATCTTCACCAACAAAACAAACGCTTTTTAGAATTGAAAAAGAAAATACCAGCAGTTATTTTGAAATAGAATTATTAAACAATCAAATATCCTATGTGATAAATTATGATGGAGTTTCAGAAACAATATACTCTCCGTTAATTGCTGAATCACAAGAATTGATTGACATTGGACTAAACATACCAGCATTTGTCTCAAGATTTGGAAATCCAGCAGCAGATTTTTTTGGATCATTGTCAGACCTGAGATTATATGTAGGCGGTAAAAAAGATAAGACTCAAACTTTTACTGGTAAAATATATAAGATAGGTTTTTGTAGTGTTTATAATTTTCAAAAAATTAGAACTCTTTTTAATGAGTTGGGCGTTCCTGTTTGGAACGAAGACCTGTTTGCTGTTTATCAAAATAATCAATTAATAAATATTGACGGTGGAATAGATACAACATCTTTGCCACCATATGGGTCACCTACTGGAACTGCAAACGGAGCAATAAGTGGCGGTGGAGTCGTGGTACCAGACGAGGATTTTCTCATGGACCATACCGCAAGTTATACTCTTGTTCCAGATCAAATTTTTGATACATACAAACTTACAGTTGCTGCCAATGGATATTGGGAAGACCAAATTCCATTAACATATTTTGCTGAATCTGTTTTAGATAAGAGAGGCGATCAATATTTTGATCTAGATTTTATTCAGTTTAATATTGATTATCCAGTACCATCAAAAACAATTGCAATAGAGACTGATCCAATAGATTGGACATATGCAGATTTGGCAAACGAATATGGCTTGCCAATTCAAAGAACCTATGAGTCTTTGGATAATTATTTATTTACTGGTTATAATGATTATGAAGACTTAAAAAATAAAATAGCAAAAGATTATAGATATGATACAGACGGTGCAATCGTAAAAACATATGTAACCTTTCAGTATACAGAATTAGGGGCAAATCAAACCCCATTCTATTTTACAAAAACAGAACGGCCATCTAGGGATGGAATTCTTATTCCTGGATCAGATTGGATGACGACAAAATACGAAGTTGTTGACAACATGATAATTTATCCTCCAGCGGTGGTTGATTTTAACGATCTGTCTATTGTTACTCATATTGATATAAACGTCAAAAATACTCAAGCAAACAATGTCAATATTAAAAAACTTTCTTATGCTTCTCAGGCTTTAAACGAATCAGATGCAAGTCCAGTCGGGACTAGGTTTGGTACGCCAATGTATCCATATACAAAAACAGGAATTTACTATAACTTTAAAGCAAACAATCCATTTTCAATATACACTGGGTCTTCTCCATATTTATATCTTACAAAGACTAGTGGTGTTCAAATAAAAGGAAGGTATGATCCATTAATAAATCGTGGTTTATCTATTCCAATAAATTCTAGCAGGGCAAATAATTTTAAAGCGATTGCAGCCCAGATGGCAATCAGATTTGACGGAGACTATTTCCCATATGCTCCAACACAAATATTTGAAATAGAAAGCAAGTCCTCCTATATAAAGTTCTACATGGTTGCTAGTGATCCTAGTGGAAGAAGAGCAAAAATATATGCAATTGATGCAAAAACTGGTTTAGTACAGAACGGAATAGGGTTTTACTGGAATGGAAAAATTGTTAAGGAGCCAGTTTTAACTTTGCAAGAGTGGGGGTTTCTGGGAATAAACTTTGCTGATAGTTTAGATTTTTCATATTTTGAGGGGGCTATAAGATTAACTGGCCCACTACTATTTAACAGCATATCTTACTACCAGTCTACAAACCTTCAAGAGGTTCAAAATATATCGGAGCGCCCATGGTTTAGAGTAAAGGTTTTGTCTGGCCTAACCCTAGACTGGGAGTTCTGGAATATAGGTTCTTTTAACTGGAACAAGGTTCTTGTTCTAGCAGAAACAAGTTATTATGGTGTAAACCCATCAGAGGTTTATAAGAGTTATACTGGAACCAATAAGATTATTGTAGGTGATAACGCCCCCATAAGTATTGGAAATTATTCTTATACCCTATTTAACGACATATTCTGGAACAAGTTTACGGTTGATCCAGTTTAATATGGTATACTTGTTGTCATGGATTCATTAATTAACCCAAAAACTGGTAAACCAATTGTACAAAATGTAAGGCGAAAAGTTATTGAAAAGAACTATGACTGGGGTCTTTACGTTTATAAAAAAGCAAATGGAAAGTGGTTTACAGACGGACATGGATCCGTTTTAAATATACCATCTGAAAGAGGAGATATCTCCAGAATTGCAGAACTAAAAAAGGTTGCAATGCACTACGGAGACCCTGGAGATGGAGAGGCAGTTTTTGTTCCAGGCGGAACTAGAGTTTCAGAAGAAGAGTACTCAGAGCAAGTAGATAGAATGAAGGCTGGACTAATTCCTTCTCTTAACGATCTAGGTGCAGTACAGGCTGCAAAAGATACTATTGCAAAGTACGGAGACGAGGAATAATAATGGAAGAATATACAATAAACGCCAGAATTGATGACGAGATTAAAAAAGACGATATCTTTGCAAAATCAGACCCATTCAACAATAATTGGGACACGCTAAAAAGTTTAGACGGCTTAGATGCAAACTTTAAAAGAAGAACTAGCAGACTTTCTACAAAAATGGTTCAACCAACTCCACAATATACAACCGCAGCACTGGCTGGAAAAAGCGGTATTGATGGAGCACAATCAAAAGAAATAAACCCAGGCCTAGTATATGTAAACGGCTATGGAATGTTTGACGTAATTACACCACCATGGAACCTTTATGAATTAGCAAACTACTACGATACATCGTTTGCAAACCACGCAGCAATTGATGCTAAGGTAGAAAACATTGTTGGGCTTGGTTATGAATTTAAGGTTTCTCCAAGAACAATGATGAGGCTTGAATCATCTGAAGACAATAGCGCAACACAAAAAGCAAGAAAAAGAATTGAACGGGCAAAGATTGAAATGCGTGACTGGCTTGAATCATTAAACGATGATGATTCATTTACAGCAACAATGGAAAAAGTTTATACAGATCTTCAGTCAACTGGAAACGGATACCTAGAAATAGGAAGAACGACTCGTGGAGAGATTGGATATGTTGGTCACATTCCAGCAACAACCATGAGAGTAAGAAGACTAAAGGATGGATATGTTCAGATTATTGGAAATAAGATTGTCTACTTCCGTAATTTTGGAGCAAAGAATCCAAACCCACTAACAACAGATTCTAGGCCAAATGAGATTATTCACTTTAAGCAATACTCTCCGCTAAATACATTTTACGGTGTTCCAGATATTATGTCAGCAATCAATTCACTTCATGGAGATTCTTTGGCATCTCAATACAACATTGATTACTTTGCAAACAAGGCAGTTCCTAGATATGTTGTAACACTAAAGGGTGCAAAACTTTCTGGGGATGCAGAAGACAAAATGTTCAGATTCTTACAAACAAATCTTAGGGGTCAATCACATAGAACTCTATACATTCCTTTGCCAGGAGATTCAGACAATAATAAAGTTGAGTTCAAGATGGAGCCAATTGAAGACGGCATTCAAGACGGATCGTTTAAAGAATATCGCAAGCAAAATCGTGACGACATTTTGGTAGCACACCAAGTGCCACTTTCAAAATTAGGTGGTAGTGATTCTGCATCTATTGCAGCAGCATTAGCACAGGATCGCACATTCAAGGAGCAAGTTGCTAGACCAGCACAGAGACAGTTAGAAAAAATGATCAACAAGATTATTCGTGAAAAAACTGATATCCTTGAGTTTGTGTTTAATGAATTAACTCTTACCGATGAAATTGCACAGTCTCAAATATTGGAGAGATATGTCAAGAATCAGATCATAACCCCAAATGAGGCAAGAGTAATCTTGGATATGCCACAAAGAGAAGGTGGAGATGAGGTTCTACAACTTAAGCCAGAGGCTGCAGCAGAGGCATCAGCCAACAGGTCTAGAGACTCAGAAAGAACAAACAATAACTCTGATAGTACATCTACTGTTGCTGGACGCAATCCAAAAGGCGAAGGAAGAAAAACTCCTTAATGTCCGATATGTCCAGAATGTGATACTTGTGTAAAATGGAGGGTATAATATAGTGGTGACCAATATATCTAAAGCCCATTGGAACTCTGATGGGGAAAATCTTCGTCTATCAATGCCTTTTAGCAAGGTAGATAAGGAAAGACGCATCGTTTCAGGTTTTGCTTCATTAGACAATCTAGACAAGCAAAACGATATTGTTACATCAGAAGCATCTATGAAGGCTTTTGCAAAGTTTCGTGGGAATATAAGAGAAATGCATCAGCCACTTGCAGTAGGCAAGATGGTCAATTTTAAAGAAGACAAATATTTTGATCCAGACTCTAAAAAGTTTTATTCTGGAGTTTTTGTTTCCGCATATGTTTCTAAGGGTGCACAGGATACATGGGAAAAGGTTTTAGACGGTACGCTAACAGGATTTTCCATCGGTGGTCGTATGAACAAGTGGGACGATGGCTATGATGAGAAGTCTGACTCACAAATTAGAATTATCAAGGACTATGATCTAATTGAACTTAGCCTAGTAGATTCGCCAGCAAATCAATTTGCGAACATTGTTTCGGTTGAAAAAGTTGATGGCGTAGATATTATAAAGGCAGATCCTACAGTCCTTGAAAATGTTTTTTATGATAAAGAAAATGGAATAGTCATATCATCTGAAAATGAGTCAGAAATTAGTCCAGTTAGCGGAGAGCAAATGGAAAATATAGGGTTCGTTGAAAAAACGGATGATGAAAAAACAACAATGATAAAATTCTTAGTCGATAGTGCTAAAGGCATTAATACTTCTAAGATGAACAAGGAGGTACAACATATGACAAAATCAAAGACAAAAGTTGAAAAGACAGACGTAGTTGAAGATGTTGTGGTCGCTCCAGAGGCAGATGCATCAGTTGCAGAAGTTGCTGAACAAGTTGCTAAGGCGGAAGAGGTTGAAACAACCGAAGTTGTTAATACCACAGAAGCAGTAGCAGAAGAAATTACTAAGGCAGAAGATGCTGAAGCAATTGAGTCAGTAACAGAGGCAGTTGTAGAGGTATCTAAATCAGAAGAAGTAATTGCCGATGCAGTTACCGAAATGAAAAATACTCTAGAATCAGCCTTTAGCGATCTAGTGTCAACAGTAAAGGCTTTGCAGGCAGAAGTAGAACTTCTTAAGTCTACAAAAGTCGATGTTGATACTGTAAAGAATTCATTTGACGCAGTTGCAAAAGATATTGCAGCAGTAACAAATGAATTTAATGAATTTGGAAAACGAGTAGACGCTGTGGAAGCAGACACCGCATTCCGAAAGTCTGGAGATATCGGCGATATCTTTCAGTCTCAGCCTGAAATGGTTGAAAAATCCCTATGGGGCGGTAGTTTCCTCAAAACAGCCGATCTATTCAAATGAACAAATCACTAGGAGGTGACAATATGTCAGAAGAAATAATCAAAAACCAACCAGGTGAGTCTGGACAACTAGGTGGAACAACACCAGGTTTGTATCAGGGTCAGGGTGCATTCGCATCAGGTGGTATTGGTGGAGTAACAAATCCAGGTGCAGATACACTTGGTAACATTCCAACAGCAACGCTAGGAACAACTAGCGGAGCAAATGCTGTTAACCCTAGTGGTTCAGCGGCTTCTGGAATTTTGCGCCCCGAGCAGGCTCGTCGTTTTATCGACTATGTTTGGGACGCTACAGTGTTAGCAAAGGATGGCCGTCGTGTAACAATGAAGGCTAACTCAATGGAACTTGAGAAGATTAACGTAGGTGAGCGTGTAATTCGTGCTGCAGCACAAGCAGTTGGTAACTACACAAACACTGGCGCTCAATTTTCTAAGGTTGAACTTACTACCAAGAAGATTCGTCTTGATTGGGAAGTAACTGCAGAATCTTTGGAAGATGGTGTCGAGGGTGATGCTCTAGAAGATCACTTGGTACGCTTGATGACCAACGCATTCGCAAATGATATCGAAGACCTCGCTATCAATGGTGATGGCTCGACAGGAGACTTCTTGTCAATCATGCCAGGCTTTATCAACAAGGTAAAGAACAATGGAGATGCACACGAGTCAGTCGTGACTGTAACAGACAATGCTTGGACACCGTCTGTAATGCAGGGCATCATCAATGCAATGCCACGTAAGTACCGTGCACTTAAGAACAATCTTAAGTTCTACGCAGGTACAGATGCATTCGGCGGAATCGTTAAGAATAACGGTACACTTGCCGATGCAGTTGCTGAGGCGTTTGCTGGACAAGTTCCAGGAAGCACTCAAGCAAACCGTCAGAACTATCTTGATGGTATCGGACAGACCTTCGGTGGAGCACGTACAACTCGTGTTCTCGGAATCGAAGTTCAGGAAGTTCCTTACTATCCAGAAGGTTATATTGATTTGACATTCCCTGCCAACCGTGTATGGGGATTCCAGAGAGATATTACTGTAAACCGTGAGTACGTAGCAAAGAAGGACACAATTGAGTACACAGTATTCGTCCGCTTTGGCGTTCAATGGGAAGAAGAGGATGCAATTGCATTCGCTGACGCTTCTGCAGATGAGTAATCTGTAAAAGTAACCTTAACGGGGGGCGGGAGTTCACTCTCCTGTCCCCCTTAATACTTTAGTGATATAATACAAACAAGGAGGATATTATGGAAAATAATGAATACAATAAGCCATTTGTAGCAGAAGATTCACCTCAGCCAGTTCTTGTAGAAACACCAGCAGAACCAGTTGCTGAGCCAGTTGCTGAGCCAGTTGCTGAACCAGTTGCTGAGCCAGTTGCTGAGCCAGTTGCTGAGCCAGTTGCTGTAGAAGAGCCAGCAGAAGAGCCAGTACAGGCATTGGGCTTTACAAAGACAGGTGCAATCGGATCAATGGCAGCAGATGGTCCAAAGAAGACTATTAAGCAGCCACATCAAGATTCAAGCAAGGTAGCAATACACTCAACAAAGAATGTTCGTTGGGAAGAAGTCGGAGTGCTTTACAGAGGTTACAATATCGTAACAAAAGAGCAAGCAGACAAGTGGCTAACTCGTTCACATGTACGAATCGCAACACCCGAAGAAGTCAAAAAGGTTTTAGGGTAATTAAGTATGGAGATATTGAGAGTTCCGCCATACGCAGATATACCAGTTACTTATACTATTCCTTCAGGAATTACTGATGAGGATGTAACAGTTTTGGTAACTGATATGGCGGATCTTTCTATATCAACACTTGAATTTGAAGAACTTTCGGCAGGAGATAATATAACAATAAATCTTCCTGGCAGATATGATTCGGAATATAGAATAGAAATAACAATTGCAGATGAAATTGTTTTTGATGATACATATGAGACAACCAGACCATACGTAGACCCATCTACAAAAGGAAATACAGCATCAGAAATTACTGCCTATGCAGACAATGAAGGTTTGGCAAGATCAATAATTGATTCAGTTGTCGGAGAAGGTTTTTATTACAAGAAAAAGGTTTTAAATTTTACAGGTACTGGTTCAGATTATTTGCCTATATGGGATGATGTAAAAAAAGTTTTAACAGTATATGAAAATAATAAATTGGTAACAGACAGACAGTATGAAGTAACATCCGACAAAACAGCAATTGTTGAAAAATCGACAGACAATATTAATCGTGCAGAATCAGCCCCATTAGTTTTGCCAGCAGCAGCATCAGACTCTCTTGATCCACAGTTTATATATAGAGGTTTTGGAAAAACTTGGGATTACAGAATAACTGTTGAGTATGGGTATTCTCATGTTCCATCAGACATCGTAAAAGCAACTGAAATGCTTATTCATGACATAGAGTGTGGAAAGTTAGATTATTATAAAAGATTTATTTCTTCGTACAATACAGATCAGTATAAAATTCAATTTGACAAAGGTCTTTTCGAGGGAACGGGAAATATACTTGTAGACAAGATACTTTCAAAGTATACTAAGTCTATTACAAAACTTGGGGTGTTGTAATGACAGTTTGCGAAGCCCCAGACTTCATGTTTCCGCTACAAGCATCTTTATATCATCCAATAGTTGAGCAGGGTGATTTTGGAGCAATTAAAAAACAGTGGGTGCTAGATAGAGTTTTTGCTTGTAATTTTTCATCAGGTGGTTCTGCATTTAAAGAAGAAGTAAAGCCAAATGTAAATATAACACAAAACTCAATTCTGGTCGGTAGAGTAAAGTCTGACCTTAGAATGTCTTCAAGAGATAATAAAAATTCTTTAACAAACATATTAATAACAGACATTAAAGATCAGGAAGGTAATTTAGTATATATAGAAACATCTGGCCCAAGGTCTGGAAAAGGCACATTATTTGAAATTGCAACATATGAGCCTTTTGTTGGACCATTTGGTAATGTAGAGTCTTTTAAATTAATTATAAGAAGATCAGAAAATCAAACGGGTGATGTATGAAAGCCGTATTTAATTCTGCACAATTTAAAAAAGAAATGACAAATATTGTAGACTACTCTATGGGATTTTTGGAGGGCATACAAAGAGGCAAAACAGTATTCTTAAAAACACTAGGACTAGAAACAGTAGAACTAATGAAAGAATTTATAGACTCAAATGCTAGAGTTAATCCAGATATGCTTCATCATATATATGAATGGAATCAAACGGGCAGCCCTAGTGCAAGACTATATGATATATCATACACAACTAGTAATTTAGGTTTATCTTTTAGATCATCTTTTAGACAGTCTACATCAATTAAAAATGGATCTCGTGTTCCCTTTTACGATAAAGCAAGAATCATGGAAGAAGGTATTCCTGTTATAATTAGACCAAGAGTTGCTCAGGCATTAGCATTTGAAGATGGTGGAGAGACAGTATTCACAAAGAGTGAAGTCAGAGTAGATAATCCTGGAGGAACAGAAGTGCAGGGTGGTTTTGAAAAAGTGTTTGATATGTTCTTTAATAGATATTTTTCTCAGGCATTCTTGCGTGTCAGTGGCGTTGCAAGGTATCTGGAAAATCCAGAAGTATACAGAAAAGATATGAAGGCTGGTAAAAGAATGGGCAGATCAAAAGGTATATCCACAGGATATCGTTGGATTGCTAATGCGGGAGTTGGTATTTAATGACTGCAGTAATTCATCATCCACCAACAATTATAAATAAGTATTTGGCAGCAAAAATAGATCCAGGATTTAACTCCACTGGAACTACATATTTTTTTCCAACACTGCCAACAGACATTAATACTCTTACTCAAGAGTTTCCTAATAGCAATGAAGTTTTTGCAGTATATGACAGAATGTTTAAAATGAGAAGGGTTCCTTTCCCATATATTAAGTGTGAGCAGTTGCTATATTATTTTTATGCAGTAGGAGAAAATGCAACATCTAAAATGGTTATAACTCAGCAGCAGGTAAATGATCTTCTAGATAATGGTGATGACTCAGCAAAAGACATAAACGACTGGGCAGCAGCAAATGATGGTCTATGGTCAGGCGAGTCTAAGCCATGCTTCTTTCATAACTTTAAGATATACCAACTAGAAGAAACAAGGGATATCGTAGACTTTGGTACAGCCAGAACCTATGCGGGGAACAAGATAATCATAGACTACGACTGGCACCCAGTAAACTCATAATAAACGGGTTGTATAATATAGATGAGGAAACAAGCCCTTTTAATAAAATGAAAGAGGTGAGAATATATGGCATATAGCCGTGGTTCAAGTAGTAACATTATCGTAGGTGCAGCAGCACTTTTT